CTAATCACATTATCTCCGTGTTATGTTTTATTTTAGTATGATTTATTTCTATATCTTCAAACTCTTCTATACTAATCATTACAATATTTTTTGTAGGTGTATTGTATTTACCTTTTTCTTTTGTTGGGTATCGTTTTTGTTCTAAAAATTGTATGTCACATTTTTTGTAATTAGTTTTCATCATTACACCTGTTTTATCTTCGCCGTGTTTCCAATTCTTAGATCTTAGTTTGTCGTAGAATTTGTCAAACTTAAAGTATGCATAACCATCTTCTATTAATACAGTTCCAGATTTAAATGCTGCATCGTTCATAGCTTTAGGTCCATTTATTTTTGCGTGCAACACGTCATGTAATTTTTCTTTTGGTGATGTACCTACAGGAGGATTAATTACTTTTTGTGTTTGAAATAATGCTTCTAATACTGATTGATCTTCTGGTGCTTTTATAATTGGTGGTGGAAATCCTGCAGCTTTTGCTATTGAATTTCTACGTTTACGTTGGTCTGTGACATGTTCAATTGTTTTACAATGCACTGTTGCTTTACCAATACCATCTGGTTTTGTAACATCAAATTCATATTCTGGGTCTGGTTCTATATCTATCTTTCTTAAATTTGTTAATACAGGATATTGTCCTTTTGATCCTGCAAGTATTCCAAATTTCTTTTTTACACATATACCTTTTTTACAAAAATCACTGAGCGGACTTTGATTACAAGTAAAACCTTTTTCTGATCTGTTCCATGATCTTGTTTTTTGTTTTAATTTATTATCATCCCATGCATTTGCATGTTCTCTTGCAAAATATTTTACTGGTGCATTTTTTACTTTCTGTTCCCATGTATCTGGGTATTTCATTTTAACAAAAACATGGTAGTTATACATAAATCTATCTTTGCCATCAAAACCATTCTGATTAGATATTTTAGATATCAAAGCAAGACAAGGCGGTCCTTCTAAAAAATCTTCATCTACACCTTCCATAGATTGCTTTTCCATTTCTTCTGTCAAAGATTTTAAATCTTCTGTACTAGTTATATTTGCATCTACTACTTTTATAAACTGTTCTAATGTAAAAAAAGTGCCGTCAATATTAATGGCTCTACGTTGTCCACCGTAGTATGGTAAATTAATAAACTGTCCTGGTTTTATAATCCCTGTTTCCGGATCCTTGGTTAATTGTGTTTGCTTTGGAAATATTTCTGTATCTGGTTTAAGATTAAATAAAGGTAATAAATTACTTAAGAATGATACAATGATTGTAGATTGTACAAACTCATTCATAAATAAATATAAATGTAGTCCACCACTTTTAGATTCAATAGGAATAAGTGGCAGTTTGTATTGTTGAATAGTTTCTAAATAAAATTGTTTATTAAAATTTTCATATTTTTTAGGGTCAATATCTATTACTCCAAACCTAGCATCACCGCTTTCATTAGTTGGTTGTATACCAACAGATATTTTACCTTCTAAATGTTCTTGATAAATTGTGTCTGTAAATTCTTCGTAAGTCCATCTGTAATTAGGTTTTTGCTTTCCGCTTTCTGGGTCTACAATTGCGTTGGTCCAATCTGCGATTCCATACGCATGTCTATAGCCATTAAATATTTTTATATATTCTTGCATAAATATCCTGTCTACATGGGCCACTTAGTCTCCCTCATGGCCCACGCTGTGCACATACCCCGAAGGGATTATATAATGCTGCTACTTTCCGCTGGTTTCTCTTCACCATGCTTTGCTTTCACTGCACCTTTAGAGATGCTTTCAGAAAACGATTTAGCTTGTTGATAGATACTTGCGTCAGTAATAGGACCAACTTTACTTACTTCCCAACCAAACCAAGTGCCTTTATCATTAGACATTTGGGTAGTTTTTAGTTTGTAAATGTGGCTAAAAGATGCCGGTGTATATAAACCGTTTTTACCTTTTAGTTTTATGCCGGACATCATTGAATTCCATTTTCTACTAATTTTTAATTGAGTAGATTTCATAGAGATCAACGCAGTCGCTGGACTGTCTCCAGTTATGATCACAAAGTGAGATGCAGTCTTCTCAATATAATTACCATTAGGCAATCTATCTTTGTAGTTTGCATCAGCTTTTGTTTTGGACATGATATCAGAAGAAGAATCATAGATTGCAACAGGTGCACCTGGTCCATCTCCTCTATCTTTCCATTCGATGTATTCAAGTTTGTAAAAACATGGAATTACTTCTATGCCTTTTACTCCGTCGTATAAATCTCCAGAAACAGAATTGTAAATCATTCCTGGTTCTGCACCTTCAACATACTTACCATCACGTTTATTAACTTCTGGTGAAAGCTGTCCTAGGATTTTAAGAAAAGGAAGGGCTAGATCTTCTTGACCTATTTTACCCAAACCTTTTGCTGCATCTTCTTCAAAAATATTTGAAGGAAGTCCTGCAGACTTTTTCTCTGCTACTTGGTTCATGGTTATTTACTCCTTGTTATTTTTGTTCTGTTGCTCGTAAACAAATTAAATAAGTCAGAGGGCATATCAAGTCCAGCCTCAACACGCTCTCTAACTAATGCTTTAAGTGTCATTGGTTCAACCTTTAATTTCTGGATAGGTTCATACCCTTGACCTTGCGCAAGGACAGCATATTGCTGTGCCTTGTTATCTTCGGAACGTCCAAAAGCAACAGTCACCTCATTTTTAATAAGATCACCTAGTCCGTTCTCACGAAGCCATTTATATGCTTCTTCCTTTTTATCAGCAGGTATAGAAGCACCATAGACAGGTTTAACTTCTACTGAAGTCCCGTCTGCTAATTTTAATGTAGAGATGTTCATTTCTTGCATCATTGTAGGTATTACCTCTGATGATACTAATTCTACTTTTCTTTTCATCTCTTTATATTCTTGTTCTTTAACTAAAAGTTCTGCTTCTAGTTCTTGTAGTTTAACTACTTGTTCAGATAATTTGTTAGCATCATTTGCGCCATCCAAATCTTCTCTTTGATCTGCTTCAAAGTTTATATTACTCATTGTCTACTTTTCCTTTCTCATGTAGGTTTATTTTTATTGGATAATACATTCTATCTTGCTTATCCCATTTCAGCAAATTAAATTTACCGTTTGTATTGTCAGCAACTATAGAACATGCAACTCCAATTATAGCAGGATCACCTGTTAATAATAAGTAATCATGCGGAGTATAATCTTTTAAAAGATTCCTTAATTTAAAAATTAAAGGACCTGGAGAAAAAATAATTTGAGAAAATTCTGGTAAGAGAAATTTAAATTCTCCATACTTAGAAGCACTCATAATATTTATCTTAGGAGAACCGGCTTTAGTACCTGGTAGTTCTTGTAGTATGTAAACTATCGGTTTTCGGTTGGTCATTAGACCATCATATTTTATACTTTCTGACATCTTGACAATCTATATAGGATGTTCTATATAAGAAGTCAATACAGAAAGAAGAAAAATTATGAACTATAAATTTAAGACTAAGCCTTATGCGCATCAATTAAAAGCGTTAGAGCTTTCTTGGGATAAACCGTACTTTGCCTATTTTATGGAAATGGGTACTGGTAAATCAAAAGTACTGATAGATAATATTGCTATGTTATATGACGCCGGCAAAATCAATGGTGTCCTAATTGTGGCACCAAAAGGTGTATATAAAAATTGGTATGATAGCGAAATACCTACACACATGCCGGACCATGTAGAATATGAAGATTGTTTGTGGCAATCATTAATTAATAAAAAACAACAAGCAGAATTAGATAAAGTTTTTGTACCTGGAGAAGACCTACATATTTTAATTATGAATGTAGAAGCTTTTTCTACTAAAAAAGGCGTAGAGTTTGCAGCTAAATTTTTACGTTGTCATAGAACTATGATGGCTATTGATGAGTCTACAACTATTAAAAATCCAGATGCTAAAAGAACCAAACATATTTGTTCTCTTGGTGAGTATGCACAATACAGAAGAATACTTACAGGTTCTCCTGTAACAAAATCACCATTAGATTTATATAAACAATGTGAGTTTCTTAAAAAAGAATTACTAGGACATACGTCTTATTACACATTTAGAACTAGATATGCTAAGATGAAAACAGCAAACTTTGGTGGTAGATCTGTACAAATTGTGACTGGCTATCAACACCTTGCAGAGTTGTCAGAAAAATTAAAAGCGTTTTCTTATCGTGTACTAAAAGATGATTGTTTAGATTTACCTGCAAAAACATTTATTAAACGTACTGTTCAACTTACATCAGACCAAACTAAATTATATAAACAAATGAAAGTTTTAGCTCTTGCACAAATGGATGGTAAAATAATGACTACTGCTACTGTCTTAACGCAATTAATGCGGCTACAACAAATAACTTGTGGTCATTTTACTGCAGATGATGGCACTATAAAAGAAGTGGACTCTAATAGATTACCAGAACTTATGAATGTATTAGAAGAAATAGAAGGAAAAGTTGTTATATGGGCTCATTGGCAACGAGATGTACATAGGATAATCCGGGAGATATCTAAAAAATTTGGCGAAAATAGTTTTGTAGATTATTATGGTTTAACACCAATGTCAGAGCGTCAAAAAAATATAGAGAAATTCCAGGATCCCAACTCACCGGTTAAATACTTTATTGGTACCACACAGACAGGTGGTTATGGTATTACATTAACTGCAGCTAGTAATATGATTTATTATTCTAATGGTTATGATTTAGAAAAACGACAACAATCAGAAGCTAGAATAGATCGTATTGGACAGCACTATCCTATGACTTATATTGATATTATGTGTGAGCATACTGTTGATGAAAGAATTGTAAAAGCTTTAAAAAAGAAAGTAGATATAGCTAGTCAGATTATGGGAGAAGAATTAAAAGATTGGATTTAATTAACAACTTTACCACCAGACCATTTCATTTCTGGAAGGCCTTCAGTGTATTTTTTTCCGTCAAAAGTTAAAACTTGTTTTCTATTTGAACCTGATTCGTGATAACTTATGTGAACCCATCCGCCTGCAGGATCATCTTTATCGTAGTACTCCATGATCAATTGATCAAAGTCTACGTTATTTTGTAGCCAGTAAGCTGTCTGAATATTTGGCACGCCAAAAATTTCTAGGTCACAGGCTTGGCCTTTCGCGTGCTGCGAAGTTTTTTTGCTGCCGATTGCTTCACATAACGCTTCACTACGATAGCCACTAGTAATTGTAACAGGTTTGTCAAAGTGTGCACGTAAAGGTTCAAGCACTTCATAACATAAATCACCTAAAGCTTTAATCTCACCAGCTCCTGGTGTATTATCTATACCTCTACGTTGAGCGGTCATCGACTTAGTCATCTCTTTAAGAGTAAAGTGTTTACTTAACTGCATGATTTTTTATTTTAATATTAATGTAAATATAACATAGCCCATACCAGTAATCAACGCACCAGTAGACAGCAATAAGATGCTTTCTATGCGATTAATTTGACGTTCAAGCTTATGTATTTTATCATGCGTTTGCTTTTGCATTATTCTACAAAGCTTTTCGTGTTCTTCTATTTTTTGTAATGCGTTTTTAGCCATTTGGAAATAGTAAACGGATTTTTTGATCCATTGTCAAGTTAGAAAATTGGTTAGCTGCCTGTGATTGTGTCATTATAGATTGGTCAATTGATGGTAAATTTAATGAAGTTTGTGTAACAGGTGTGTCTTGCATTATAGGCATTAAAGGGTTTTCTATGTTTGGAAATATTGGCTCGTCTAAATCTAAAGTTATTAGTTCGCTATAAATTTGACTTATTTCAGGACCAGCTTCTATGTAAGGATTATCTAATCCAAGTTTATCTGCGTTCTCAAAAAAAGCTCTTCTTATTTCTTCTGAAGGTAAGAATGGTTTAAATCTTCCGGCTTTAATTGCGTTATATGCTGTTGTTCCAACTCTATCAAAAGCATCTCTAATTTGTTGGTCTTCAAGTCCTAATGTTTCGCCAGCTTCTAAATCTTCTTTCATAGTTTTTTGAACACCAAACAAAGCACGGTTAGCATTAATAAAAGCATCGACAACGTCTCTTGGTTCTACTGGTCCACCTCTTAAAACTTCTCTAGTAAATAAAGATCTAGAATCCCTTGTTCCTTTTTGAAAGTCTGCAATTTTAAAATTCATAACTCTTTCTGCATTAATTTCTACAGGTCTAAAGCCAAATAGTCCCG